TGGCGAGTTACAAAAACAACACTAAGGCTAGGATCAAGAATCGTAGGCAAGTGTATGATGGGCTCAACTTCAAACGCATTAGATAAAGGTGGAAACAATTTCAAAAAACTATACTATAATTCAGATGTTAGAAAAAGAAATCGTAACGGACAAACTTCTTCTGGACTCTATTCTTTGTTCGTCCCTATGGAATGGAACTACGAAGGATTCATGGATTCTCACGGATCACCTGTTTTCATTAGAGAAAAAAATCCAATCAAAGGAGTCGACGGTTACGACATTACAACAGGCGTTATCGAACACTGGCAAAACGAAGTTGAAGGATTAAAAAGCGATCAAGACAGTTTAAACGAATATTACAGACAATTTCCAAGAACAGAGCAACACGCTTTTAGAGATGAGTCTAAACAAAGCTTATTTAATTTAACTAGAATATACCAACAAATAGATTACAACGCGGAGTTTAATAATGAAACTAGTGTTACTAAAGGTAAATTTATATGGAAAGGTGGGATTAAAGATACTAGCGTGCAGTTTGTTCCAGACAAAGATGGTAGGTTTTTAATATCTTGGGTGCCGCCATTAAATCTGCAAAATAAAGTAATATTAAAAAATGGAATTAAATATCCAGGTAGTGATCATATGGGCGCATTTGGTTGTGATAGTTATGATATATCAGGAACTGTAGATGGTAAAGGGTCTAATGGAGCTTTACATGGATTAACTAAGTTTTCTATGGAAGATGCACCACCTAATCATTTTTTTTTAGAATATATAGCTAGACCTCAAACTGCTGAGATATTCTTTGAGGATGTACTTATGGCTTGCGTTTTTTATGGTATGCCTATATTGTGTGAAAACAATAAACCAAGATTATTGTATTACTTCAAAAGAAGAGGTTATAGAGGTTTTTCAATGAATCGTCCAGACAAAATTTGGAACAAACTTTCTACAACAGAAAAAGAAATAGGTGGTATACCTAATTCAAGTGAAGATATTAAGCAAGCACATGCTGCAGCTATAGAATCTTACATAGAAGAATATGTAGGATTAAACAATGAAGAATATGGAGACATGTATCTTCAAAAAACATTAGAAGATTGGGCTATATTTAATATAAATAATAGAACTAAACACGATGCTACTATAAGCTCTGGTTTAGCTATTATGGCTTGTAACAAGAATAAATACAGACCTATACCTGATTTAAAAAGAAAACCTGTTTATCTTGGAATAAAAAGATATGACAACAAGGGTAGCATTTCAAAAATTATAAAATAAATATGGCACAAATTTATACTACTAATAACAGTTCATTTCCAAATCAAGTAGTTCCTGATGCTGAAAAAGCAACAGAAGAATATGGTTTAGCTGTAGGAAGAGCTATAGAAGGTGAATGGTTTAGAAACTACAGGGGAGGAGCTGGTATGTCTGGTTATGCTGTTAATTATCAAAATTACCACAATTTAAGATTATATGCTAGAGGAGAACAACCTGTTCAAAAATACAAAGATGAATTAGCTATTGATGGTGACTTGTCGTATCTTAATTTAGATTGGAAGCCTGTGCCTGTTTTAGCTAAATTTGTTGACATAGTTGTAAATGGAATAACAGATAGAAGTTATGAAATAAACGCTTTTGCACAAGACCCAGTTTGCTCTAGACAAAGAACTGAGTACGCAAGAGGTTTAATGACGGATATAGTAGCTAAAGATTTTCTAACAGAAGCTAAAGCTGTTTTAGGAGTTGATGGTTTTAATTCACAAAACCCTGATTCTGCTCCTCAAGACAAAGAAGAGTTAGCTGTTCATTTACAAATGGATTTTAAACAAAGTGTTGAAGTAGCTGAGGAAGAAGTTATAAATCAAGTTTTAGAATATAACAAATATGATTTAACAAGACAAAGAATAGCTTATGATTTAACAGTTTTAGGTATTGGTGCTGTTAAAACAAGATGGGATAGATCCAGAGGCGTTATGGTAGAATATGTTGATCCAGCATCTTTAGTTTATTCTTACAGTGAAGATCCAAATTTTGAAGATTTATATTACGTAGGAGAAGTTAAATCTATTTCTTTACAAGATTTAAAAACTCAATTTCCAGGACTTACTAATGAGGAAATGGAGACTATACAGAAATACCCAGGAAACGCTGAGTATTTAAGAAACTGGAGTGGTAGATCTGATGATCTTACTGTTCAAGTTTTGTATTTTGAGTATAAAACTTATTCAGATCAAGTATTTAAAATCAAAACAAATGCTTACGGCCTTGAAAAGGCTTTAGAAAAACCAGACACTTTTAATCCAGAACCTAATGATAATTTTCAAAGAGTTTCTAGAACTATAGAAACTTTATATTCTGGAGCTAAAATACTTGGACACCCTATGATGATGCAGTGGAAATTGTCAGAGAATATGACTAGACCTGTTGCAGATACTACTAGAGTTAATATGAATTATGCTATATGCGCACCTAGAATGTATAAAGGTAGAATAGAGTCTTTAGTTTCAAGAGTTACTGGATTTGCAGATATGATACAATTAACTCATTTAAAAATACAACAAGTATTATCTAGAGTTGTACCTGACGGTGTTTTTTTAGATGTAGATGGATTAGCGGAGGTTGATTTAGGCAATGGAACTAATTATAATCCTAGAGAAGCTTTAAATATGTATTTTCAAACTGGTAGTGTTGTTGGTAGATCAAGCACTCAAGAAGGCGATCCTAATAGAGGTAAAATACCAATACAAGAATTACAGACAGGATCAGGTGGTTCTAAAATACAATCACTAATTCAAACTTATCAATATTATCTGCAGATGATAAGAGACGTAACTGGCTTGAATGAAGCTAGAGATGGTTCAATGCCGGATAAAGCGTCTTTAGTTGGTTTACAAAAACTAGCTGCAGCCAATTCAAACGTAGCTACGAGACACATACTTCAAGGTCAATTGTTTTTAACTTTAAGAGCTTGTGAAAATATTTCACTAAGAGTAGCTGATTCTTTGAAATTTCCTTTAACTAGAAACTCTTTAGAAAATAGTATATCACAATACAATGTAGGTACTTTAGATGAGTTAGCTAGTTTAAATATTCATGATTTTGGTATATTTTTAAACTTAGAACCAGACGAAGAAGACAAAGCCAAACTTGAGGAAAATATACAAGTAGCTTTAAAATCAGGTCAAATATTCTTAGAAGATGCAATAGATATTAGAGAGGTTAAAAATATACAATTAGCTAATCAATTTTTAAAGTATAGAAGAAAGAAAAAACAAGAAGCAGACCAGAAAGCTCAACAAGCTAATATCCAAGCTCAAGCTCAAGCTAATCAACAAACAGCAGAAAAAGCTGCAATGTCAGAAGTTCAAAAGCAACAAGCTTTAGCACAAACAACTTTACAAATAGAACAAGGTAAATCTCAAATGGAGATAGCACGTATGCAAACAGAAGCTCAAATAAAAAGAGAGATGATGGAATACGAGTTTGGTTATACTGTGAAATTAGAACAATTAAAAATTGATAGAGATAAAGTTAGAGAGTCAGAAATAGAAGATCGAAAAGATAAAAGAACTAGAATATCAGGTACTCAGCAAAGTGAAATGATTAGTCAACGTAAAAATGATACGGGGCCTACTAATTTTACTGAAACTGAAGATCCTGAAGGTCTAGATTTAAGTGCATTTAATATGTCTTAAGTATTATTAATTATTATATTATATTATGTCAGAAACAATTCAAGATAAAGAGAAGGCGCCTCTTAAAATGAAAAAGCCAAGAAAATTAACAAATAAAACAGAAGAAATAGTTAAAGTTAATTTAGATAAAAAACCAGAAGATAAAAAACCAATTGAAAAAATTGAAGTTATTAATACTGAAAACTCTAAAGTTAGCGAAGAAAAAACTAATGAAAACGAAAGTGTTAAAACGCCCGTATTAGAATCACCTATTAAAGAAATAGAAAGAGTAGAAGAAAAAACAACTATTCCAGAACCAGTTGTAGAAGCAAAGCCTGAAGTTGTTATGCCTGAAAACATAAACAAGTTAGTTTCTTTTATGAAAGAAACAGGCGGTACTATAGAGGATTATACTAGGTTAAATAGAGATTACTCTGAATTAGATGGAAATTCTTTATTAAGAGAATATTATAAAAATACTAAACCGCATTTGAATCATGAAGAAATATCTTTTATAATGGAAGATAGCTTTACTTATGACGAAGAAGCGGATGAAGAGCGAGATATAAAGAAAAAGAAACTCGCCTTTAAAGAAGAAATTGCAAATGCCAAAAACTTTTTGAAAGATACAAAAGAGAAATATTACGACGAAATCAAGTTGAGGCCGGGCGTAACTCAAGATCAACAAAAAGCAATGGATTTTTTCAATAGACACAACAAAGAACAAGAGAAAGTTAAACGTATTCGTAGTGATTTTGAAACAAGTACTAAAGAGTTGTTAAACGAGAATTTCGAAGGTTTCGATTTTAACGTTGGCGAAAAAACTTTTAGATACAGTGTCTCAGATCCGAGCGAAGTCGTTGAAAAACAATCAAGCTTAAGTACATTTGTTAAGAAGTTCTTAAACAAAGAGGGTGAGATTAGTGATACTGTAGGCTACCATAAAGCTGTTTACGCAGCCAGAAACGCCGACACTATAGCACAACATTTTTATGAGCAAGGCAAGGCTGATGCTGTTAAAGATGTAATAGCTAAATCTAACAATATAAACGCAGAGCCAAGGAGCAATCCTACAGGCGATGTATTTGTTGGTGGATTAAAAGTGAGAGCAATAAATGGAGTTGACAGTTCTAGGTTGAAATTTAAAACAAAAAAAAAGAACAATTAATAAAAACTAAAAACATATAATTATGAGTTTTAACGTAGGCGGAAGTTTTCCGGCATCAATTGTCCCAGCTCAAAATAGATTAGCTTTAAACACTAACTATTTAGACTTTACAGGTAATGCTGCGGGCGGAGATCCAGTAAACAACTTCGCACAACAATATCTACCTGAGCTTTATGAAGCTGAGATAGAAAGATATGGAAACAGAACAATTTCTGGTTTCTTAAGAATGGTAGGCGCTGAAATGCCTATGACATCGGATCAAGTAATATGGTCTGAACAAAATAGATTACATGTAGCTTACAAGAGCAATCAAATCACAGGTGCCTCTGGTACTACTGATGCTGATGTTCAGTTAAGGTTAAATTTAGCTGTTGCTCAGCCTGATGTTGCTGCAGGAGCACGTAGAGGAGCTATTAGAGTTGGTCAAACAGTTTTAATGTCTGACGTTGCTACTGGACTTATAGTTCAGAAAGGTTTAGTACAAGCTGTATCTGGTACTAATTTAGAAGATCTACAAGTTAAGTTTTACGGAACAGCTACTAATGCTTTAGGCACAGCTGCTGGAACAGTTAACGTGTTTGTTTACGGTTCTGAATTTGGAAAAGGTGCTATTGGTATGGAAGGATCTATTCAACCAGCTTTTACGCAATTTAGTAATAGACCAATGATTTTGAAAGATAATTTTGAAATTAATGGATCTGATACTGCACAAATTGGTTGGGTTGAAGTTTCTACTGAAGATGGTCAATCTGGATATTTATGGTATTTAAAGTCTGAGTCTGAAACAAGATTAAGATTTGAAGATTACTTAGAAATGTCTATGGTTGAAGCTGAAGACATGAACACTGCTGCTTATACTAGTAACGCTCAATTCCAATTTGGTGGATCTGCTAATGCTGCTTTAACAACTGATGTTCAAGGATCTGAAGGTTTATTTGCTGCTATTGAAGCAAGAGGTAATGTATATTCTGGTTTTGCTGGAGCTGCTGCTCCTGGTTCAGGTGCTTTAGGTGATTTCGATGAAATCCTTAAAAACTTAGACAAG